CCTTAGTGATTGCTCGAATTGATAGGCTGGCTCGAAACTTCCATTTTATCTCGGGATTATTAATATCTGGGGTAGATTTTATTTGTTGCGACGATCCCCGTGCCAATCGTTTTAATATTGAGGACATGGCATTACAGGCGGATCGGACGGCGAGAAGAATCAGCATCGATACAAAGAAAGGATTGATGAACGCAAGGAAGAGGGGGGTCGAGCTTGGCAATCCCAACGTAACCAAAATCGGGAAGAAGGGAAACGCCGCCCAAAAACAAGCGGCCCAGGATCACGCAGAAGAGATTTACCCCATCATTCAGAATATTATGCGAATGGGACCAAAGTTTCGCAGTTATCGAGCTATTGCCCGTGAGCTTAATGTAAGGAAAGACGTATCCACCAGGCAAAGTGGTCGGATGAAGCTGGTAGAAACTGCCAACGGGGAATATGACCGGATCATGGTGCAGAAGGAATTTTCTGCACAACAAGTGAAAAACATTATTGCGCGAGTTGAAGGGAAGGAAAAATAGAATGGTTAAGGACAACACAGAAGATTATTTACCTCTTCAAACAATGTCTCAAATCGATGATCTGCAAGGTGACATTTGGCTTCCACTATGCTCACGGGCTTATGTTCGGACTATGTCACACATCCAGCGGCATCGGACCCAGATTGAGAGAGACATCAAGGATGGGGTTTTGCCGAAAACCTACGGCTTCTGGCATCGAAATTCCACACATCTCCGGGTGCTGCATTTGCTTCTAGAGGCCCACTACGATGGCAAAAACATCAGTAAATCTGCCATTGCAAGGGACATGAACATCACTCGGCCCAACGTAACCAGGATTTTCAAACAGGCGAGAGAGCTTAACTTATTGGATGAGGGTGATCGACCCACGGGTGCAACGTTAGTGGTTGCACAGGAAGCCATGCGGAGACTTCTTGTAAACCATGATCTTATGCGTTTTTTCACAGAATTTGTATCAAGAGCAAATATATCCCGTTTACGGTATTCTGAAGACCAAATCAGAGGGGATATTCTCTAAATCTATTAAATCTCGTTACGACTTTGTTAAATATTCTTACATGTAAGAACTTATACAGTTACAGAGCGGTACAAAATCAGTCAGTGTTGCGAACAGGGAGAGAATCAGATGGCATTTTATGAAAACGCATTGGATTGGTTACAGGACGGATCGATGGCGAGTGCGCCATTGAGCATTGACCGGATCTTGGTGGGTAAGTCCAAGAGATTGGATGTTCCTCTACAAAGTGATTATCAGATCGGAAAAACGGGAAAGCTGCTAGAAGCTCTTGGGAAGCGTTTACAGACGATCTCCCAATTTCGGGATGCAGATGAACGGACAAGGCTCCTAGAGTGTGCCTGGGCCATCCAAGCGACACGAGAAGCACTAAAAACTAAATGATAAACAGGCAAAGGCCAATGAACCATACGATAACCCATATCTGGTGCAAACGCCTGGGTCTAGTTACAACGTCTGACAGGGGCTATTATCAAGGGATAAAGGGAAAGGATCAGTTTAATGTCGCATAATGTATATAGTGGGAAATGTAGCACACCTATACAAGATATAGTGTCTCACCCCAAAAACGAGCTTCAAAAAACCATCAAATTATACAGCCAGAATCACTGGATTTCCAGGCTCCATAGGATTTCTGGTGCCGCTATTGTGGTTAGTGGTGCTGTTTTGCTGGGTGTATGTGCACTCCGAATTTTAGGGGTAGCATAACAATGGCAAAATTTTCCAAGACCGGAGTTGAGTCCGGCGCGAGTGAAGTTGCCGCAATACTTCCAATTAAGGGAAAGTTCCTGACGCCATTTGGCCAGACGCCAAACGACATATTGACCCGTCACCGAGCGGCTCAAGAAGGCGTGGAACTGTGGAATAGTACCAGGGATATGGAAGCAGGCAATCGCTTTGAAGATGCAACCGCTGAGTGGTTTGCGGATGATTTCAAGGTCAAGCTATCAATTCCAGAGGATGCTTTCCGATTGCCGGATTGCCGCCTTGCGGCGTCACTGGATCGGCTCATCCATGTAGAGGATCGATTTGTCATAGAGGATTTCGATGGAGTGTCCCATATCCTAGAAGGAACGGGGAACCTGGAGATCAAAATTCCACGCTATAAAAGCCAACTTCCAAATCGGGTTGAGCGGTGGATTCAAGTCCAAGCTCAGATGGAATGCGCGGATCTTAGATGGTCAATCATAGCGGAACTCCCAAGGATGGATCTCCAATGGAACATAGGAGTGGTTAAGCGGGATGAGAAGTTTTGCCAGATGATCCGAGATGCCGTGAATGTCTTTTGGGAGCATATGGAGAACGATACCGATTATCCACCGATTACGAGCTCGGAAGCAAACTCCATGATCCCAGGTAATCCCAGAGAGGAACCGCTCGATCTATCGGAAGGCCATTATGAGGGATGCCCACTCACTAAGAAAGAATGTGAGGACTTAGCTGACCTATCCAAAACTTTTATAAGCTCTCAGGATGCCAAAAAAGCGGCCATAAATCTGGAAGAAGAAACAAAGCTGGGGATACAGCAAATCATGGGAACTTATGAAAAGATCCATCTTCCCGACAGAACGCTCTCCTGGGGAACTAGGGAATATAAGTCAAAACCAGCTATGGCCTCGGTGCCATTGAATGAAAAACTTTCGGTTAAGGATGCGGCGGTTATTCGTAAATTTGCCAAAAGCATTAGTGAGCCACAAACATCAAAATTAGGAAGAGCATTTAGGATGACAATACATGACTGAGAAACTGGCTGCTTACAATCCAATCGCAAACCAAGGCCCCGCTATTTCAATGACCGATATGGAGAAAGTCATTGTTGAGGGTAATTTGGAAGCCTTGAGTCCTGAAGTGAGGGTTCAATATTACATGGCGGTTTGTAATAGTATGAAATTGAACCATCTTACTAAGCCCTTTGATTACATACGTCTTAGCGGCAAGATCACCTTGTACTGCACTCGCAACGCTACCGACCAACTGAGGAAGAGAGATGGCGTTTCCACCAGAATTATCGGGAGAGAAATGGAAGAAGATGGAATCTATGTCGTCACCATCCAGGCTCAAAACAGAGAAGGCCGACAAGATGAGGATGTCGGCATCGTAAACTTAGCTGGTGTGAGAGGGGAAAAATTAGCTATCGGAAAGATGAAAGCCACAACCAAAGCAAAGCGGCGGGTTACTCTATCAATTTGTGGCCTCGGTTGGTTGGATGATGTCAGCCTGGAAGATGTCAGGGACAAAGAAGAACTCGGCATTCCAGAGGAAGAATTGTTTCCTACGGAGCATTTCCCCCAAGATGAGGTCCAGAAGATTGAAGAAGAACCAGCGGAAGGTTTCTCTTTGACCATGCTTAATGAAGAGATTGTCGAGCTTGATAATGAAGGAGAGTTTATCCAGGAATATGAAACCAATATGAAAGACTTGGCCGCTCCATCAGAAGGGGGGCCAACTGGGGGAGAACGGAGAACCTTGCTAAAGCAGTTCGATACCCTAAATCTGCCTATGCTGCAAAAGATTAACCCGGAAGAAAAGAAGCGTCTGAAAGCGGCCAGGATAAAACTCAACAAAAAATTATCTGTAGAGGATAAATCTGATGGATGAACGTATCCCACTTTCAAAAACCCAAACTGAGGTGATGGATTTTATCTATAAGTTTCAGAAAGAGAAGGGATATGCTCCGACTATCCAAGAGATTGCAGAAGAAAGGGGCACGACAAGAACCACGAACTACGATTTAATTATCCGTTTGGCAGACAAGGGATATCTCAAAAAATACATTTCTTATCCTAGAGGTATTAGATTGATTAACTATGGGGATTAGACGGCGAGTGCCCAGGTTTTAGACATTTTCCCTAAAAACCCCGTCCGTGCTTGGAGAGTTTTTGATACAACTCCGCTCTCGTGAAGCGCAAGCCCTCGATGATGGTGGAGAAAAAGCACCTAGAGGGCTATTTTCTTGAGCCTTTCATCAGATCATAGGAGCGAACTCCAGCAAGCCCGAGCATCCCAACCAGCATCGAGTATTGAGCTTCTCCGGGGAGAGCAGGGGGTGGGGCAACATCGAGGCCAGCAATCGCTATACCCCACAAAATCATGTCGCGAATAATCCAGGCATAGCCGAGACTTATGACGCAAAGCCAGCCAGCCCCCCATCTATATCCGCCTTTGCCAGCTTTAGCGTCTTCCTTTGCTAGATCGAGGATCGATTGTTGAATGTCGGCCTCGACCCTTGCAGTCTGGGCTTCGATCTCCATTTTAACTTTTGCAGCCTCGGCTTTATCGGGGATCAATCGGTCTATAACAGTTCCGAGGACAGGAGCTAAAGCTCCGATAATTGGCAATGCCATTATATACTCCTATTGTCTATCGCGTATTTTGTTGCAAAAATTCCAAAGAGCACTGACCTGTTTCTTCAGTAAAGTTACCTCAGATTTTAACTCAACGTGCTTGGCAAAGAGTTCACGTTTTCTTATCTCTTCCACATCCTTGGTAAGCTCGGCGGTTTGCTCTCGGAGCTTTGTGAACATGATTATGACAACGCCCAAAAAAATGATTTGGTGCCAATATTCCTGGATAAGCCCCATTAATCTGAGGCTCCTCGTGGGTAATTGTACGGC